TTTAGGTGCTTTTTGCGGTATAGATATAACTGCAGTATCGTGTCCTCTAAAATAATCGTCTTCTATTAATTCTGGATGACTATTTTTAAGATATCCATACATTGATTCATTTTTACCTACTCTAACTCTTCTAATATAGTAATCATTATGCCAAGCATGTATACCAGAAGAAGTACCTAATGTAAGTGAAGTAGTACCTGCAGGTTTAACTGTAGTCGTTCTAGCAGATTTATTAATACCAATTAATTTAGCAACCCTACTATTTTCTCTTTTAACAACCTTTGCTGCCTCTTCCATATCATACCCTAAAACTCTACCTGAACCTATACCAGTCATACTAACACCAATTAAGGCTTCTTTTTCTGTAGTTTCCTGCCAAATATCTCTTAAATAATGAAAATGAGTATAACCAGCTTGTAGTGTACCTATAAAAGCTGCGGCTTTAACTCTTTGGTTTAAATCTTCTTGTGATTCAATGTTTGATACATTAACTTCACATAAATTACAAAACTGATAAGGTCTCAGTGCTATTTCACAACAAGGATTAGTACCCCAATCTTTATCATTATTAAAGTATATACCTGGTTCTCCACATCCACTTAATTCTACTCTTTTCCATAAATCTAAGAAAAACTCTTTAGTTATTTTATGTCTCATTAAACATGCTGAGTTGTTTGCCCTTCCTCTCTGAGGATTTGTTTCCCACCAATTACCTGATTTACAACCAATCATTTCTTGATCACCAGCAGAAAATAAACTAATTAATGCTGCTCTCCTAATACCACCCGCTAATACTGCATCTGCAATATGACATACAATATCATGTACCTCTAAAGTGGTTAACTGTTCACCATCTTCTTTTTCACTTAATATTCCCGTTATTTTTACAATACATTCTTTTAATGGTTGAGGTCCCGGTGCTTTACCTCCTGAAGTAACTAATCGAGCACCTTTAGGTCTAATATCAGAATAATCAAATACTATCCTAGAACTCTTTCCATTAAGATAAGATTTCATTAATAATTTAATTGCATCTGCCCAACCTTCTATTGAGTCACTAATTAAAAATCTTTTTGTTCTTTTCTCATAAGGTTTATTTACGGGTGGTAATTTCTCAACATGATGTTTTTGTACTGAGTAACCTACACCAGTTCCACCTAACAATAAAAACATACACTCACTAAAAGAATCTATATGATCAATAGGCATATATGCACAATTGTAAATTCTATTAGGTGATATTTCAATTGGTTTACCTCCAAATTGCATACTTCTCATTGAGGGTAACACTTTTTTGTCGTACACAAATTCGTATGCTTCATCTATTTTATCCGCAATGTTGGGATATCTTTTTTGGTGCATTTCTTTATTACGGGTAACTAATTCATTCCACGTCTCTCTTCTGTTTAATTCTGGTAGATATTTTGCATACTTCATATATACAGTAATATCTGATAAAATTTTGCTTGATAACTCCATTTTTTAACTACTTAATTTAATTTTTATTATTATTAATTTTCCCCTAATGTCTCTCTTTTCTTTTTCATGGCATCTATAACCAGTTGAGACTTTCTCTTTTCTTCACCATTTTGGTGTTCTAAGAATGAAACGTCACTAGAAATACTAGTATCTATTTTTAATGATCCATTATCGAATAATATATCTTCGAATATAATACCATCTTTACCGAATCTAGACTTTAGTATTGCCATAGTAGCAGTACCTTCTTCTTTTTGTTCTAAAGTCTTAGCTACTGAAATAATAAAGTGACCAATTTGTCCTTTTTTAATTGATCCTCCTATCATATCTGCTTTCACTACATCCGCACCTATAGAACTTCTATTACCTTGTACTGCAGTCCACCCAACAACGTCTAATTCAGATATCATAGTTTCAAACTGTCTCATAACGTTTCCTTCACCAGCATATTCATCTTTAAATTGTTTAGTGGGTACAACACAATCCATATAATCAATAAAAACTACATCTGGCTTTGTACCATTAGATGTTAGTTTTCTTAAATATTGTTTTATATGATTAATTGTTGTGCCATCACTCGGCATCTTCTTTAATATTAGGTTTCCTTCTTTTTCCTTAAACTGAGGTAATAAAGCTTTAACCTCTTCTTTTCTCTCAGTTAATTCATTCAAAGGTATTTCACTCCAACATGTCATATGTTTTCTTTGAATAACTTTTGGGTTATCCTCAAAAAATATTTGTACTACATTATAACCTAAGTTATAGGCAGTATTCGCCATACGAGTTATTAAAGTAGTTTTACCTACCCCAAAAGGAGCTAAAATTACACCTAATTCCCCTTTAGATAGTCCACCATCCATTAAATTATCTATACCAACTAAACCTGTAGGTACAGGATTTCTAAAATCATCACTTAATACTTCATCTATTGCGTGAAAAACATCAATACCATTATCTTTTTCTCCACCCACAGACAACGCTTCTTTTAGAATATCCTCACATTCATCGTATCTATCAAAATCACCTGAATCTAATATACCTTGTATTTTATTAGTTGCTTTTTTAAGTTCTTGTTGTTTACAAAATTTAGTAGCAACTTCTTGTGTATGTAGACAATCTTTACTATCTGAATTTTTTACCTCTTTAACCATTTCAATCGCAGAGTCTTTAGCGATATCTCTTTTTATTTCTACTCTTATGAGTTGAAAAATAGTGTCGTAAGTAGGTATTGTTTCATAACTTTCATAGTAATTTTTAATACTAGCAACAATTATTCTTAGATATTCGTTATCAAAGTATTTTGGATCAATTATATCAATAATCTCCTCACAAAATTTATTATCTTCAATTAATTGTTTGACTAACTTAACTTGAAAACTCCACCCTAAATAACCTAAATTTTTTTCTTTTTCTTTAGTCATTCTTTAATCCTTTTTGATTTATTAATAAATATACACTAAAGCGTGTAACCACAATATTCATGACTATATTTTTTTAAACTTAAGCCATTCTGTATAATAGAGATGATTTCAGGAATAATTCCTCTTATATCAACATCATATCTTACCTTTGGTGGGTAGTCATTACCACTAAATAATTTTTGTGCTACGACTCTTCCTTTAACCTTAATTTGTAGTGTAAATAAATCTTCGTTTTCATATACATCATGTCTTAGTTCATCTAATTCTTCAGTAGTTTGAACTGCATATGGATTGTAATATCTCCACAAATAAAAATTACTTTTTAATTTAAATTGGTTTTTTATAACTTCAGTTGCCTCATCGATAACATCTTTAATTTCTACTGATTTTAAACTTTTTTCATTATAACCGTTTATTTGGAAATTTCTACCGACTATAGGTTTACCATTAATCAATAATAAAAACTCATAAGGAAGATTATCATATCTTTTTTTCATAATTTTTAATTTTTAATTTTACTAAAATAACTTTTTTCTTTTTTTATTATTCGTAAAAACGGTTGTAAAAAGTTAATATAACCATCTCTACCCCCAGGTATTGCCATTGTTAATCCATCTTCTAACATCATCTTAATTACATTTTTAGTTGTCCTATTTTCGGGATCAATAGGAGAACTAAATAAATTATTTAAAATGGTTTTAGATTGTTCAGTTAATAAAGGTTTCTTTAGATTAATAATTTTTTCATTTACCTCAAAAATACTTTCACCTTGTACTCCCACAGTAACTTTATTAATTATGTTATCTAATGTTTTCAATCTACTTTTTCTTTGACTTTGAATTTCTTCAATTTTACTAAAAATTTCTTCCAATGTCAAAGTTTTGGAAGAAAATTCAGGAAAATATTTTATTAATGTTTTTTCACTAACACCTTTTATACCTTTTATATTGTCACTAGCATCACCAGAAATCATTTTTAATAACTTAACATTACTATAATGATGTGTAAAATATTCGTTATAATTTGATATTGTAATTATGTTTCTAAGATTAAGAACATATACTCCAACTCTATCATTAAGTAGTTGTAACATATCTCTATCATTAGTCATTATAACAACTTTCTCATTATCTTTAATCTGATTACAATAATAACCTATTCCATCATCTGCTTCTACAACCTCATCTATAAATTGACGAATAAAAAGTTCTTCACAGTAATCAATTACTCTTTCTTTTTGAATATATAATTCAGGTTCTGATGGTGGTTGTTCACAATAAAAATCTTTATCTCTATTACCTTTATAATCTTTATAGATATCATATCTTAACCTACCACTAAAAACACCATCCCAAAATACATAAACTCTATCGTATCTGTACTCATTAATATTTTTTCTTAACATAGTTAAGAATTGAAAAATCCCACCTATATGGTTTTCTTTATAATAAAGATTTTTTGCACCATGATAGGCGGTTTTTAACAATGAATCACCATCTACTAATAAAGTGTGGGTATATTTAGGTTTTTTAGTTGGTCTCGACACTTAACATATTGATTACAAAATTAATAAAAAATTATTGATCCGCATATTCTACGGGTGCATCAATATGTTCTCCTTCTTCTATTGTAAAATCTACTTCTTCACCCACACTATCAAATACCGTAGACCAATATTCTTTGTAGTCAGATTTATAAGAATCAATAGCTTTCTTATCGTCTTCAATAAATCCGTGTGTTGTCGCCAGTATTCTACAATCAGCATAACCTAAACCATTCATATGGTTTTTGTGTATACCCACTTTAGTTCTAACTGCGAAGTTTACTTTACGTCCTTTATTTGTTGCATTTAATTTAGATACTCCTGCACTTTTTTGATTCCCAAAAAGGAATACTAACGCACAAGATAAATAAATTGATTGCCCTCCTTTGGGTTGAATTCTGGGTTGACTGAATGGGTTATCGGGTAACTCTACCCAAGGTTGGTTAACAAATACCATTGTATTAGTATAAGGAGAACTCTCTTTACGAGAAGAGGTTACCCTTTGAGCCATTCCCATACCCCATTTTTCTGATATTACTCTAGCAGTATGTTGGTTACCACCTTTACCTTCAAAACTCATTTTACAAGGTATTGTTCCTATGGAGTCCCACAAAAATACAATATCATGTGGTATATCTCCTTTTGATTGTGCATCTAAAATTTCAGTCACATATTCGAAAGCTTGTTCAATGTATTCAAATCCTAACTTATATAATAAGAATCCATCCCAATAAGCTTCTATTTCACCAGTACTTTCATCTACTTCTTCAATATATTCAGTCTCTAAACCCATTTGTTTTGCGTGTTCAAAACTAAATTTTTGTTCAGTTATAATGAATATTGGTAATATACCTTTTTTCTGCGCATCTACTGCAGTTTGTATTAGTGCAGTTGTTTTTCCAGTATCTGAATGTCCTAATAACATATTAATTTGACCCATAGCAGGACCAGGAATTCCTGTTGCTTTTTGAAATGATTCTCCTAAATCAAAGTATTTCTGTTCTTTATACTTATCACTAGAAGAAAACTTTTTACGTATACTAGAAAAATCACTTGTTTTTTTCTTAATTGGTTTCTTAGCCATATATTTTTTTTTAAAAAAATAGGTCACCCAAAAAGATGACCTACTTTTAACATTTATAATAAATTAAAATGGTAAATCATCACCACTAGTTTCTAAATTAGTCACAGTAACTTCATCATCATCTTCGTTTGAAGATTCAACTTGTGAGGTGTTACTTTCCTCTCTTAAGAAAGTTATTTCTTCTTCTAATGAAGCAGTTTCTGATTCTTCTCTTTCTTCTTCTGCAACATATTTACTTTGTTCTGAATCCCAAACAGGTGTCATATTTTTTGCTACTATCTCTAAATATTCTGTAGATTTTTTAGCGTAAACATCTCTAAATGTTTCTTCGTTGTTAAACCAATCGTTAGCCTTAGTAGTATCTTCAGTTAACATACTTACATCATCACACATAATTGATGTTACTACACTCCACCCTTTTTCGTTACGGTTAGTAGTTATAATAATATCTCTACCTTCTCTAGCATCTGTAATGTCACCTTTTAATTTAAAAAGTGGCATTAACTTATCCATAACACCGTTACCTGTGTAATTGTGTTTAAATCTCCAAAATTTAACACCGTGATCTTCGTTATCTCTGTCAATACCTTTTACCACATAAAATTTACGAGGAGTATACTCTCTAGCCATTTCTTTAGCTTTTTTACTACCCTCCATTAATAAAGCTTCCTTTGCTTCATACATTGGGCAATGTTCACCATCATTTAATTTATTACAGTAAATTTTTTCATATTTACCATTCACTTGTCTTTCGTAAAAATATACTTCTTCGAATGGAGACTTACCATCTTTTGCAGGTAAAATTCTAAATCTTCGAGTTGCATTTTTTACACCTTGTTGAAGTTTTTCAGTGAAATACTTCTTAAGTCTATCTTCATTAGATAACTTAGGTTTTTTTGAACTGTTTTCAGTATTACTTTCATACTGAGACAAAATTGCGTCTAAACTGTTACTCATTTCTATTTTTTTTAAATGTTAATAATTATTTCTAAATATAATAAGTTTTTTCTTAAAAGTCAATACATGAAAAAACCAATAATGAACAAATATAGTCATTATTGGTTAATATGTCAAATAATTTTTTTAATTATTTAATAATTTTCGTCATCCTTATCATAGTCAAAAGAATTTTTTATTTCTGTTGCACTATAATCATCTACGTCTTTTTGAGTTATGGTGTATTCTTCCTCTTCTTTACCCCCAACATCATATCCTTCTTTATCTGACCAATAATCAGTTAAGGAAACACTATATGGAAAAGAATCCATCGATCTCATTTCTAATCTTTCTACCGGTGTTGGGTTTCTATCTGCGATTTCTTTTTCTAATCC